AATCAAGCAAGAGATTGAAAGACTAAAGGAAATAGATGAGAACTATTGGAGGGTCTACGGCCTTGGTGAAAGGGGACAAAGCAGGTCATTGGTATATACCTTCCAAACTTGCAAGGAGATACCCAAGGAAGCAAAGCTAGTATCCTATGGGCTTGATTTCGGATTCTCAAATGATCCTACTTCTTTGGTCAGAACATACCTGCTAGGAGATGATATGTATGCAGAAGAACTAATCTACAGGACAGGCATGACCAATCAGGACATAGCAAATGAGATGAAGGTGCTTGGATTGGATAGAGCCACAGAGATCTTTGCAGATTCAGCAGAGCCTAAATCAATAGAGGAGATCTACAGGATGGGGTGGAATGTAAAGCCTACCATCAAGGGCAGCATCAATCTAGGGATAGACACCATAAGGAGGCACAGGCTTCTTGTGACCGAATCATCTTTCAACATGATCAAGGAACTGCGAAACTACAAATACATAGAAGATAAAAACGGGCAGATCACCAATAAGCCTGTAGACAATTTCAATCACGCTTTGGATGCACTCAGGTATTCGGTGGTAAATAAGATTACAAACAGCCATCTAGGGAAGTACTCATTCAGATAAATACACGAAACCAAATAAATATATTTCTAGTCATGTGGGATAAACTTACAGTAGGGCAATTCATAAGCCTATACGATATTGAAGTCAACACAAATCTTAACATCATTGAAAAGCAGCAGAAAATGCTTTCAATAGTGGATGGGAAGCCAGAGTCATACTATGATTCATACAAGTATAGGGACTTGATTTCTGAGTATGGTGAGAAGCTATCCTTCTTTGATAATATCCCTCAGACTAAGCCTGTAGATTTTTTACAGGTGAAGGATAAAAAGTACAAATTCTGCCATGAACTAAACGAGATTACGGCAGGTCAGTACATTGACATTCTTGCATTTAGCGGAGAGATCATGCAACTCAATAAGATAGCTGCTTGTTTTTTCCTACCAATGCAGGGAAAGAGATATCTACCCTATGGGAAGATTCCTCACGATGTGGTGGCGGATGATTTACTAGAGGCCAAATTCATTGAAGTCTATGGGTGTATGCTTTTTTTTTGTCAATTATTCAGCGAATTAATAAGCAATACCATAATCTCCTCAATGGTGAACAAGGAACTAGCGAAGAAGGTAGTGGATTCATGGCAAGGTGGGGCTGGGTATTTAGCACTAAGCAAGTTGCAGACTTCCAGAACATCACTGTGAATGAAGCCTATGATATGAGGGTGGTAGAATACCTAAATACTTTGGCATATTTAAAAGATTACAATAAAGACAAAGAACATCAATATAAGAAATGGGAGTTGCAACACAGGCTCAAGTAGATGCATTGATTAATGTAGGAGGCAGAAGGCTTACAGATAGTGAATTTGTAGCTGCAGTAGAGGAAACATTAGTAACCAATGTCATGGGGGCAATGGAAAAACTAGGTGTAAATCTAGTTTTGGAACTTGAAAAGAATACCCCTGTGGATAGCGGTAGACTTGCATCATCCTATTCTGTTATTGGAGTTAAAGAAACCAAGACAGGCTACAGATTAGAAATAAATGTAGGGGCAGACTATGCTGACTATATTGATAAGGGAGTAAGGGGTATTCAAAATAGAAGAAAAACCTATAAGAATGCAGAGGGTAGATTCTATCAATTCAAAACCTACGGGATGCCTCCTGAAGCCTTGAAAGGATTGGAAGGATGGGCAGCTAGGAAGAACATAGAATTAGAAGCTACAGGCCTGATAGAGGGAAGAAAAAACCTACCACAGATCACAAGCCCTGCAAGTAGGCTAGCTTACTACATTAAAAAGTACGGAATTGAAGGAAGAAACTTCAAGAAGAAATCCTTTGATGCAGTCCTTCCTGACTTTGAAGTAGACATAAAAGAAATAGGTGCAAATTCTCTAGTATTAAAAATCACAAAATGATCACGCTCACAGAACCTACCATCAATATCCTTCCTGCATTTAACAGGATAAACTACCAGATTCTTTCTACCAATGCAGGTGAGGTAGGTTTTAAGTATGTGGTGAAAGTATATAATACGGCAAACGAATTGATCACAACGGCTTACTATGATAGCCCTGCAGATTCAGCAGATCCTGTGGAGTTTGATGTGTCAAAATTTGTGTCTACAGATTTCACCTATTCTAAGGGATTCTATGAGACTGCTACTTCATCAAGTAGTCAGAACATCATCAAAGGATACTACCTTAAATGCTATGAGTATTATGAGGTAGGAGGGGCTTTTGTGATAGTCCTTGCTAGTGAAGTGATAAGTGCTACCAAGTATGCTTTTGCAGGGTCATTCCCTTTGCTAGAACTAGATGAATGGTATGCAAATCATGCTCAATATTGGGGAAATAGCAATACAGTCTACAAGCCTTTGAGTAATTGGGATACTATCAAGGTAAGGGAAACGGATGCGCAGGTATTTGGATTTATCAATACGGGCTATTTTGTTTCTTGTGAATTGCTAGTCACTTACAATAACGCTACAACACAGACCTACTATATTACCCCTTCGGTAGTAGCAACTCCACACGTTACCTACATTAAGGTAAGTCCGATCACCTACGGGGCAAATGTAGCTTCAATTCAACTTTTTGCGAATTGGAATAACGGATCTGCAAGGAGGTACAAATTTGCTACCCTATACACCCAATCCTGTGGTAAGTTTGATCCTATAAGATTAGCGTATTTAAATAAGTTTGGGGCTTTTGATTTCTTCAATTTTGATCTAGTAAATAAGACCACATTCAACATTGAAAAGAAAGGCTATCAGAGGGACTATTCAGGTAGCATCTATGAGGCAAATGGCATAGTAGTAAAGAATATTAACCCCATTTATTTCACAAAAGAGGAGCAGAATTGGAAGGTAATTTCAGACTATCTAAATGATACTCAAAGTGAATTGATCAGGGAACTATATTCTAGTCCTTTGGTCTACATGAATTTGGTAAATGATAATTACATCACCCCTTCATGGATACCTGTGAAGCCAAATGCTACCACCTACGAGGTCAAAAAGACTAAATCTGATAAACTATTCAACTTGGAATTAGACCTTGAATTTGGGCTTGAAAATAACCGACAGGTAATATGAGTGCTAGACTATTTGTAGAAGGTATTGAGGTAGATACCCTTGGGGATATTGATGTAGAATTCACCTACTCTGTGGCGGATGTTACCGACATTGAAAGGAGAAATACTTCCTATTCCAAAACATTGGTTTTGCCTTCTACTTCCAAGAACCAGGGACTATTTGGAAACATCTTTGATATTTCGGTATCCAATGACTACTATTCAATGGATGCCAATATCGGGGCTAATTTTAACCCTGCTAAACAGGCAAAGGCTCAGATCTTCCTTGACAATGTCAAGATATTTGATGGAGTGCTAAGGATGATGAAGATCAATAACCTTAGTGGGAATATTACCTATGAAGTCAATATGTTTGGAAGGCTTCGGGATATCCTCCACGAATTAGGGGATAAGACTTTGGCTGACCTTGATTTCTCTGACTATGATCACACATGGAATAGAACCAACATAGAAGGGTCATGGGCTAGGGAGGAGTATGTGGCAGGGGCTGACAATTATGTCTACCCTTTGGTAGACTATGTCTATAGTGCTGATTCAATCACCTACCCTATCAAGAACTTTAAACCTGCAGTATTCATATCCGAGATTTTAAAAAGAATCTTTGATGAGGCAGGGTTTCAGATCACAGCACCCATTTTTGAATCCTTCTATTTCAGAAAGTTGATTCTATTGACTGCAGAGAAAACGATCACTAGGGAATCTACCACGCTACTAAATCAAACTACTAACCTGTATCAACAGGAAGTCACTACAGATGCTACCTTTTCTCATCTTTTAGTTTTTACAAGTGTGGAGGCTTCTGGCTTTACAATTCAAAACGGAGGTACAAGATTTAGATGGAATAAAACTCAAAGTCTTAACACAGGATTAAATCTAAATTTTAGGATTTCCTTTGAGGCCTTGCAAGGTTACACAGACAATGTCTGGACTGTATCTGTTTTGAAGAACGGCTCAGAGGTATTGTATAGCAGCAAGGGAGTTTCATTTATTTCTGCAGGTCAATTCTACCTTTGGGATGTATCCATAAGTGATGGAATTTCCCTAGCCTTAAATGACTATTTTGAGATAAGGCTAGAAGGTGAGATTGCAGGATCGGGAACGAATACCCAACTGCAAACTGAAGTAGTGATTCAGCCAGGGGGAACTTTCAAGATAGGCAATACTGTACCCGTATCTGTAGAACTTGAGGAAGGTGACACGATGAAGATTCAGTACACGATGCCTAAGTCTATGAAGCAGCGTGATTTCTTAAAGTCTATCATCTCGATGTATAACTTGTACATAACACAAGATAGGCTTAGAACCAATGTGCTAGAGATTATCCCATACAATGAGTTCTATTTGGCTTTCAAGGATCAGGCTATAGATTGGAGTGATAAACTAGATGTAGGCCAAGAGATTGGAATCACCCCTTTGAGTGAATTATCTGCCAAGGAATACAGGCTGCTTTTTGATGATGACTCAGACTATTGGAGTCAATCCTATAAGACCAAATTCAATGAGGTCTATGGGGAGAGCAGGACTGTGATTGACAATGATTTCATACTTGATACTAAAAGTGTGAAGGTAGTCTTTGCACCACCTGTGATGAGGGAGCAGGTAGCAGGTAGAACTATGGTGCATTTATACAAGGTAGAAAATGGGGTCAAAGTACCTGACAATTTCAAGCCTAGGGTAGTATATTTTAAACCACAGGTAGCGTGTCCTACTTCTTGGAATATCACCTATGCAAGTGGAAATATTGCTTACAATTCCTACCCTTATGCAGGTCACTTGGATGATATCCTTGAGCCTTCGGATGATGTGCTTTTTGCACCACCACAGGAGGTGTATTTTTCCATAGGTCTATACCCTTTGACTAGCAACTTGTACAATAACTACTATAAGGGATTGATAGATGCGATTGGTGACAGGAATAGTAGACTATTGGAGGGCTATTTCTACCTAACTCCTACCGATATCATGAACCTAGATTTTAGAAAAATTATCAAGGTAGGAAACCACTATTTTCAACTTCAAAAAGTGGATAAGTATAACCCGATTGCAAATAGCTTGTGCTACGTTTCGCTATTTAAGATCCTTGGAAATATCAGTCCTGTGGACTATGATTTCATACTTCTTGAGAATGATGCATTTATGCTACAAGAAAACGGGGTAAGCAGATTTTATATTTAAAAATTATGGCAGATAAGAGAATAAGTCAGTTAGTTGAGAGGGTAACCATTGCAAATAATGATGTCCTCCCTATAGTAGCAAGCGGTGCTACCACCACAAATAAGGTAACTGTATCCACCTTGCAGGATTGGATGCAAAACAATCTAGATGTAGGGGTGACTTCGATAGGTATCACCATAGGAAGTTCAGGAACAGACATAAATGTAAGCGGATCTCCCATAACTACTTCGGGAAATATCACTATCAATATTCCTACTGCTTCTGCTACCAATCGGGGACTACTTTCTTCTTCTGATTGGACTACTTTCAATAACAAATTATCATCTGTAGGCTTGACCATGCCTTCGGCTTTTACTGTAACCAATAGTCCACTAACTGCAAACGGGACTATTGCTGTGACAGGTGCAGGTACAGTCTCACAATACATCAGGGGAGATGGCTCTTTGGCTGACTTTCCAGAGGCAGGGGGTGGTGGTGCTTCCGTTTCTTACTACCTAAATGGATCTGTATCTCAAGGTACTATTGGAGGTGTAGCTTATTTGGAAATGAATAAGAATCCTGTGCTTGGTGCAGGTACAAATTTTAGTATTAATGCCAATGGATACATAGCTTCATTTATTACGGATGCAGGTGATCCTAGTTTGCTTGAAATACCTGGGGGGAATTGGAATTTTGAATCATACTTTCAAGCATCTTCAGGAGGAGGCACACCTTCCTTTTATATAGAACTATACAAGGTAAATTCAGGGGGTACTGCTACCTTGATTGCATCTAATTCATCAAATCCTGAATTGATTGCATTTGGCACTACTACTACTGCATATTTTTCTACCCTTGCAGTTCCTACTACTACGCTAGCCTTAACAGATAGACTAGCAGTTAGGTTCTATGTTACTCATTCAGGTAGAACTATCACGATGCATACCGAAAATAGTAACCTTTGTCAGGTCATCACCACATTCACTACAGGCTTAACTGCCTTGAATGGATTGACTGCCCAGGTGCAGAACTTTGCAACGGGAACTAGCGGAACAGACTTTGCGATCAGTAGCGCAGGATCTACTCATACTTTTAATCTTCCCGATGCCTCTGCAACTGCTAGGGGTGTGGTAAGTACAAATAGTCAAGTTTTTACAGGTGTTAAGACCTTTTCAAATGGCTTAAGTTTACCTGCTGTAGGTGGAAGCAATCAAACTACTAGACTAGTCAATATAGGAACTATTCATGAGGGTAGTGCAGGATCAAATCAAATAGGATTTAACAATTCAAACAATATCTATTTTGGTAAGGGTCTAAACAATGGCGGGGTAATCTCTTGGAACAATGCAGCAGTAAGGTACTATACTTTGCCTGATGCGGACGGGACTATAGCCTTGACTAGTCAAATCCCAGCTAACCCTGTAGGTGGATCTGGAACTATCAATCAAATTCCAAAATATACTAGCAGTACTACCACTATTGGAAACTCTAATATTTCAGATAATGGTTCAGATGTGGTAATCGCTAGTAGG